TCACAATTTCACGCTGATGCTGTGAAGGACCCTAAAAAAGGATACAGACTTATATTAGAAAATGATCCTAGGTTGTATTTTGATGCATTTGCTATAAAAGTAACACCAGCAATGAGACTTACACAAAAAACCTATAAATCTAAAGGTGGACTGGTAGTAGATATATTTAAACCATTGAGGTACAATAGACCATGGCTGTAGAAAAGAATAATGAAATAATTGGCGAAGAAGCGCAAGTAGAAGAAATCACTGAACAACCTGATGGTTTACCTCCAGAAGTAATGGTAGAAGGCGAAGAGCCTATGGAGGAGCAACCGCTAGATGATTTCAATGCGAACCTAGCTATGAACATGGACGAGAGAACTCTCAAATCCATGGCTAATGAATTAATTGACGATTACAAAAAAGATAAAATTTCTAGAAAAGATTGGGAAGATGCCTACATCAAAGGTTTAGATTTATTAGGAACCAAATATCTAAACGTGACAAGACCATTCAAAGGAGCTTCTAACGTTACACACCCAATGTTATCTGAAGCAGTTACACAGTTTCAAGCACAAGCGTACAAAGAACTTGTGCCATCAGATGGTCCTGTAAGAACACAGACTATTGGTTTACAAACACCACAAATAGAGGCTCAAGCAGATCGTGTAAAAGAATACATGAACTTTCTTCTGATGGAAGAGATGGAAGAATATACAACAGATATGGATCAGATGCTTTTTTATTTACCTTTATCTGGATCTACATTCAAAAAAATTTATTATGATGCGCTTTTAGCGAGACCAGTATCTAAATTTATACCAGCTGAAGAATTAGTAGTTCCGTATTATGCTTCAGATTTAAAAGATTGTGAAAGAATTACTCACGTAATTAAGATGACAAAAAACGAAGTAACGAAAAAAATGGCAGCAGAGTTTTATAGGGACATCGATCTAACAGAGTCTAGCACTGAACCAGATGCCTTACAAAAAAAATTAAATGAAATTGAAGGTGTGAAGAAAACTGGTGACGATTATCTGCATACTATTTTAGAAATGCACGTTGATTTAAATTTAGATGATTACGAAGAGTTTGACGACAAAGCTAAAAAAATAAAAATACCTTACATTGTTACAATTGATGAAGGCTCAGGAGAAATATTATCAATATATAGAAATTATAAACCAGATGATATTACATATTCTAGAACAGAATACTTTGTGCATTACAAGTTTTTACCTGGATTAGGTTTTTACGGCTTTGGTTTAACACATATGATTGGTGGACTATCAACAGCTGCAACACAAGCACTAAGACAATTGATAGATGCAGGTACTTTAAAAAATTTACCAGCAGGTTTTAAGTCTAGAGGTATACGAGTAAGAGATGATGACCAACCAATACAACCAGGAGAGTTTAGAGATGTCGATGCTCCAGGTGGAAATATACGTGATCAGTTTTTTAATCTACCATTTAGTGAGCCAAGCACAACATTATTTAATTTATTAGGCTTTGTTGTACAAGCAGGACAAAAATTTGCTGCGATTACAGATAACAACATCGGGAACGATGCACAAAACAGAGCTGTTGGTACTACAATTGCTATGATGGAACGTGGATCTAGAGTAATGAGTGGTGTTCATAAGCGATGTTACTATGCAATGAGGTTAGAATTTAAAATTTTAGCAAGAATTTGTGGACAATTCTTACCACCAGAGTATCCTTATGACGTTTATGGTGGACCAAGACAAATAAAAGCATCAGATTTTGATGATAGAGTCGATATTTTACCTGTTGCAGACCCAAATATCATGTCTATGTCGCAAAGAGTTACGCTTGCACAGACACAATTGCAAATTGCAAGTTCAAATCCACAAATTCATAACATACACGAAGCATATAGACGTGTTTATGAAGCATTAGGCACTAAACAAATAGAAACTTTACTAAAACCTGCACCAAAACAGCCAGAACCAATGGATCCTGCGAAAGAAAACGCGCGTGCATTACAAATGAAGCTGTTAACTGCCTTCGAATTTCAAGATCATGATGCACATATAGCTGCTCACATGGCATTCATGGCTTCAAGAATGGTACAAATCAATCCGCAGGTCTATGCATTGATGCAATCACACGTATCTGACCATATTTCTTTCAAAGCTAGAGCACAAGTTAATGCTATCATGGCTCAAGATCCTAATATGGCAGCTATGCAACAGCAAGATCCTGAACAATTTCAAATGATGTATGATGCTGAGGTAGCTAAAGCGGCTGCACAGATTACACAAGAGCTTGTACAGCAAGAAATGCAGGCAAATGCTGCAAAACAAGATCCTTTAGTAAGAATCAAACAGCAAGAAGTTGATTTAAGAGCGATGGATATGCAAAGAAAAGCAGAAGAAGTACAATTTAAACAAGCACAAGAGAATCAAAGAGCAGCAGACAAGTTAGAGTTTGATTATAACAGGTTAGCTGTTCAAGACCAACAATCTGACGAAAGATTAGAAGTAGCGAGGGAAAAACTTGAGAAGAAATAACGAAAAAGGACTAAGCGGTGGCGTAAGTAAGGGACCACCTCCAGAAAAAGGCTTTAATCCACAAGGTCTTAAAAAAGGAGGATGCCCACATCGAGAAACTGGAGCTAAATCTGACATCAAGGGAATCAAAGATATACAATCTTCCGGAAAAAAGTTCATCGGTTTACGATAAGCTTTCCGAGAACGAAAAAATCATATTTCTTTCTGGAGTATTTGATGGTGAGGGAAGTTTTGGCTTATGGTCAAAGATTAAAACTAAAAAATACTTTGCATGTTCTGTAGAAATGACTGATCAAGACATGGTCATGCGTTTTCATGAGTTTTTTGGCGGTTGTATGTATCTCTGTAAACGTAGGAAAGATCATCACAAAGACACCTGGAGATGGCGAATCAATGGACAAGGGGCTTTAAATACAGTAAATAAGATGATAAATTATTTAAGTAAGAGACGTAAGGAGAAATTTAAAAATGTGGTTCAGCGCCTTAAAATTGGGACTTAATGCAGCAACGCACATATATAAAAAACGTCAAGAGACGAAAATGGCTATGGCAGATGCTCAACATATGCACGCTGCTAAGATGGCCGCTGGTGAAGAAGCTTATCAAGGTAAACTTCTGGAGGCACGACAGTCAGATTGGAAGGACGAATTCGTATTGCTTATCTTATCTGCTCCCATCGTGGTTTTGGCATGGGCAGTAATATCAGAAGATCCATCAGCAATGGACAAAGTAAAATTATTTTTCGAATATTTCTCATCCTTGCCGGGATGGTTTACCAACCTGTGGATACTAGTAGTGGCGAGCATTTACGGGATAAAGGGCACTCAGATCTTCCGCAACGGGAAGAAATAATGATTCCACCAAAGAAGCCGTATACCAAAGAACAATTCTTTAAATCAACTCTAACACGAATGAAAGGTGTTTCTGGAGGTATGAACAGAACCATGATGGTGAATGGTATTGTTGAGAATGGTAATAAACTACGAAGACTTGGTGTGCCAAGAAAAGAGGTAATAGGTATTATTAGTAAAGCTAAAACTGCACATGATGATTGGTTAAGAAATACAAAACTTAGAAAACAAAGAAAATATTTTGGTGGACAGAAAAATAAATAATCGTATATTCTCCTGATGTCTAAACTAGGAGGGGATAGCACAGAGTATGAACTCCTCGACAAATGCTGCGCTCTTATCATGAGTGATAAGCCTTTTACATGCGAGATAGGTGTAAGATTAGGACTTGGCTCAAAAATTATATTAGACTCATTAAAACATTTAGATCATTGGCACATTGGTATAGATCCGTATGGTGATATTGAATATGATCATTTTGACAAAGACTCAACTATAAAACATAATGATGGTGGATCACCTACTTATCCTAACTCTATGAAACAAACAGTGTTACAAAATTTAGAGTATTCAAATTATACTCTGTTCCAGATGAGTGATGAAGACTTTATGCACAGGTTTTACGATGGAGTTCCAATTTATCATAAAAAAAGAATTTTAAGGAATGATTATGATTTAGTTATGTTGGATGGACCACATAAAACCATAGATGTATTGAAAGAATTATTGTTTTTTGGTGAAAGATTAAATGATAAAGGATTTATTATATTAGATGATTATCAATCATATAAATTTGATTTGTTAATTAAAGTTGCACAACTAATAGATGTTAAACCAATGCATGTAGGTGATAATAAAATAATACTTCGTAAATATGAATCTTAATCTTGATACAATTACTGCTGTACAAAGAACAATTAAACGTAGGATAGATCAACTCAAGGAAGCCGCTATATATAGTGTTGACAGCATAAATGAACTACAATATGTTAGGGGTCAAATCAAATCTTTAGAAGATTTGCAACAGGAACTAAAGGACCTGCTGAATAACATGGAGTTAGATGATGACAATGTCCACGGTAAAACCGAAACGGACTGGGAAACTTGAAGACTCGTATAAAAGCGAAGAAGAAGTAAAAACAGTCCTAGATCCAAAAGCGATCAACGAACCACTTTTAGAAAAATTACCAAATCCTACAGGCTATAGATTACTTGTATTGCCATATGCAGGACCAAAGAAAACTAAAGGTGGAATAATACTTTCCGATACAACACAAGAAACAATTCAAATGACTACGGTCTGCGGTCTTGTTCTTAAAATGGGAAACCTTTGTTATAGAGACAAAGATAAGTTTCCTCTTGGGCCTTGGTGTAAACTACATGATTGGGTTATTTTCAGTAGGTACGCAGGTTCAAGATTCAAGATAGAAGGTGGAGAAGTTAGAGTGCTTAATGATGATGAAGTCATTTCAACTATAAAAAATCCACGTGATATTTTGCACCATTATTAAGGAGGACAAATGGCTGAGGAAAAAAAAGCTCCAGAAGTGGAGTTAGACACAGACGGTGTTGAAGAACAATCTGTTGAGGTTGCAGATACACAAAAAGAACCTGAAGCAACCGAGTTACCTAAACAAGAGGTAGATCTTGGTTATACAAGTCATGATGATCAACCAGCTTCTGAAACAAAGAAGGAAGAAGTTGAAGAAAAACCAGAACCTAAGTTTGAACAAAAAGAAGAAAAGACTGATGACGAAGGTTTAGCTGATTATTCTGATAAAGTACAAAAAAGAATTAAGAAACTTACATTTCAAATTCGTGAAGCTGAAAGAAGAGAGAAAGCTGCGATGGATTATGCTAAGGGTCTTAAAGATAAGTTTGAGTCTGCTGAAAAAAGATTTGATGAAACAGATACAAACTATCTAAAAGAGTATGATGCTCGAATCGAAGCTGAAAGAATCAAAGCCAAAAATGATTTGAAAGCAGCACTTGAATTACAAGATGCTGATAAAATTATGGAAGCTAATGATGCGCTTACCAAATTGGCTGTTGAGAAAGAAAAAGTTTCGATGTCTCTCAATGAGAAAGAGGCAAAGAAGAAGGAGGTTGAATCACAACCTGCGGAACCAGATCCAACAAATCAACCACAAATATCAGAAAAAGCTCAGAAATGGGCAGAAGATAATGAATGGTTTGGATCAGACAGAGTCCTTACTGGAGCTGCCATGAGTATACACGAAGAACTTATACAGCAGGGAATTGACGCAAACAGTGATGAGTATTATAGTAACATTAACAAACGTATGAAGGAGTATTTCCCTCAAAAGTTTGCACAATCTTCTACTGAAGAAAAACCAAAAGCTGCTCCCGTCCAAAACGTAGCTTCTGTAAGTAGACGATCAGGTGGACGCAAGTCTGTGAAGCTCACCAAATCACAGGTAGTTATCGCTAAGAAATTAGGGGTGCCAC